GTGCGCGGAACTTCTTCGCCGTTTTGTAGAGTTGCCACAGCGCTTCCTTGCCTTCCTTGTCGCGGGCAGGGCATTGCTCCCACTGCGCAACAACCTCAGACTCAATCGCGCCTAGCGCCTCGCCCAGCAGGTCGTTATCAAGCAGTTGCTGCGCCTTCCAGCCTCGCGTCTGGTCTTTATGCAGATCGGTCATTGCTCACCCATTTCGTTTTGTTCAGGCATGAAAAAAGCCCCGTTCTCCGAGGCCTCTTCCTGCACTTGCATCGGCTCTGGCGTCATCTGCCGCACCGCTCGCGCCATTAACATGGTCTGATCGTGTGAGTGCTGGTACTGCATGCGCTCGCGCTCAATGCGCATTTTCGATTCAGCCTCGATTTGCGCTGTCTGCAGCTTGGTCTGCTGATCGATTTGCGCCTTCTGCAGCTCGGTCTGCTGCTTCATCACCTCGTTCGGATCAGGCTGCGGCGGCTGCGGTTGTTGTGGCGGCTGTTTGCTCGGGTCAAGCCAAAACTCGTCCGCATCCTTAAACCCGGCGTTCTCAATGATTCGCGCTTGGGTGTTGTAGATGTTCTGCATCGACACCAGCTTGTCGAGCGCGCCGGCCTGCACTGCTTGCGCCTGAGTCTGTGCAATCTGCATCAACATCGCGTGTTGTTGCTCTTTGTCGCCAGTGCCAAGACCGACATTGATAGTCATGTCGTAGCCGTCGCGCCATTCTTGCGGGTCGTATTGCACATAGTTATTGCGCAGGCGAAACGACAGATTCTCCATGCAATAGTCTGTCAGCGTTTTGAACACGCCGCGCATAGTCGGAGCAACAAGCGCCTCGGCCATGATCCTCGCCATCAGCTTCATGCGCTTCTGGCTGGCGTTCATGATCAAGCTAACGCCGCGAGCCGTTTTGTTCAGGCTGTTTGAGTCCATGCCCTGCGAATATCGCGTGTAGCCGGTGCGGTTTTCCTTCACCGTTGACAGGTATTCGAGCATTGGCAGCGTTTGCGCACCAATCCACGGCTGTTCCAGCGGGTTGACGGCGCCTTGCACAAACTCGCGCACGATACCGCCTGGGCGACTGTTCAGCAGGTCGTCAATATTGGCCTGCGGATTGCCTTGCGCGTCAGTCAGCACACGCAGCCGCTGATTGTTGGCGAAGTACAGATTATCGAGCGATTGGCGGACGATTTCTGTATTGATCCGCTGAATGTCGCTGACGATTTCCGCCACGCTAAGACCATCAAACCGGTGCGTCAGAATGTACGGCGTCCACGCTGCAATAGGCACATGCGACATTTCCTGGTTGCTCAGTATTTTGTCACCAAGTCGGATGATCTGCCGGCGCTCTGCGATTCCGTCGCCGTCGAAATCAACCAGGACATATTCTTCTTTCAGCCAACCCTCAGCCATCGGGCCGTCAGTGCGCAACTCGTCCGCTGTATCGGCAACAGGACGGCGCAAGGCGCGGTCCATTGCTTCGTTCTCAGACTCGGCAGAGCGCATATCCTCGGCGTCAACGTCATAGCCCATTTCTCGCACATCAGAGAGCGTGCGGCGGGTGACGTGCGCTACATATGGGCAATCATCAAGCAGAATCGAGTTATGGCGGCGGCTGATCAGCAGCTCATCAGGCGGAACTGGGCTGACTTTTACCTTGCCTTTTGTCTCTACCGTCTTGATCTTCACGTCATAGACAACGCGCACAGACACGACATTGCCCATTTCGTCTTTTAGTGGCTCTTCGCGCTGGTCTTTCTCGACTACCTCGGCTTTAGGATTTGCCGCCAGCCACATGGCCAACTGCATTTCATCCACGCCGCGGTAAGTCTGGAACGACGGTGTTCGCTTTTCCTCCCACCACCATTTCAGGCCACCTGTTTTCATCAGCAAGCCGTCTTTTGCGGCGGAATACAGCGCCATGAAGCCGTTATTCTGCTTGTAGAAAACGTAATTACAGGCGTCCGTTGCCTGCGCTGCGGCCTCTTCGTCCTCTTTGCTTACCGGATCGAACTGCACGGCCTTGTCAGACGACACGAACACGTCCAACAGATCCGGCAGCATCCCCTCAATAGTGTCCAGCACGTCAGACGACACGACAGAACTGCGGCCATCCTGCTCATTGCCATACGGCATACGCAGATATTCGCGATAAGCGGACGCACGTTTCTCGGCCAGTTCGCCATGCACGTAATCGCGGGCGTCCTGTTCCTCTGTGTTGAGGATGCCGAGTAATTCAAGTTCGTCCATTTTTGCCATGTCAGGCCACGTATCTTGTTGTGTAGTTAATTTTCTGCAGCTGCTGCGCCATTGGCTCATTAGCAACCAGCGATAGATAGCGGAATGCGTCAGCCGCGTGACTTGTCCAGTCGTGCAACGGGCCTAGCGATATTCCGCGCTTCTCGTCGTGCTTCTCTCTGTATTGGCTCAAGCACTCGCGCAGCCGTGCCGTTTTTCTCTGATCGAACCAGCAGCGGGGCAATATCATCCTGGCGGCGTTGATCCCGTCCTCGACTCGCATATTAGGCACCATCGAAAACGGGATGCCGAGACTGGCGGCTATCTCTATGCGGCTCTTGCCGGTTCCCAGTTCACGGACTTCTAGATCATGCGGGCCGTAGTGCTTGCCGTAGTTGTAGCCACGCTGTCGCAGAATGTTGGCGTAATGATCCAGCCCGTAACCAGCGGCCTCGTAGTAATCGACAATGCGAATCACGCCACCGCGCAGCGCCTGCCAGAAGATTATCGACGTAGAGTCGTTTATGCCCAAATCCCAGACAGTGTTGACCGGCATAGCTGGATCAATCGGCACATCAACAATTCGCCCGTCGCGATCTGCTCGTTCCAGCTCTCTGGCGTAGTACGCGCCGACAATGGCGGCGTCAAAGCTGCATTCGTATTCCTGCGCAAACATAGCCCGTCCGTGATCTTCGCCGTAGGTTGCGATGTACTCACGCAGAGAAGCCTCGATTTGCTCAGGCGTCAGCGCTTGCGTTTCGTATATGCCCTTACGCTCAACGAACCATTCCGGGTCATCGCGGAAGACTTCGAACATCTTGCACAAGTGGTTTCTGCCCCGCGGCGTGCTGATGAACACAGCCCATCCGCCGTTCTCGCGCAGAATCGGAGACAAGTAGCCCCATGCTGAAGGATCAGCCAGCGCCCATTCAGAAGCTGTAACGCCAACAGGTGGAGAGCCGACCAGCGAGTTGTAATTGTCAGAGCCGACCAACTGCCAGGTTGAGCCGTTCACGAACTCGATCATCATCTGATCTTCGCGGGTGCGCTTGCGGATTGCAGCCGGGAACGCCTCGTCTATTCGACGTTTTCCAGTGTGTGGATTAACCGCCTGCCAGACAGACTTTCGCGCCTGCTCATACTGGGGCAGCATGTGCCAGTAGTTGCCTGCTCGCTGGATCGCCTGCGTTGCGGCCCAATGTAGGCACACATCATCTTTGCCGGCACGGCGGTGCCACACCAGCAGCGCACGCTTAATGCCACGCTCTAGCGCAGCCCAGGCATCCATCTGGTAGTTACGCGGGCGCCAGTTATTTGGTAGCGTAACTTCAGGCATCGGAGAACCGCGTCACTTTGACGGTCAGCCCTACATCACCGGATAGCTGCTGCTTGTCTGTCCACATAGCCAGGTGCTTGCCTTCAAGCTCAAGCGTCTTGATAGCGCTTGGCTTGTCGAGCATCACGGCGTTACCGTCTTTATCGTGGACAATCTGCATTGCATCAGCGCGGATGGCGGCCAGATCGCGCATAACATCGTCAGCAGTGCGTTGTACTCGCTTGCTGCGCTTCTCCATTGCTTCTGCGATGGCTTCCTGCACTGTAGTTTTCCGTAGCTGCTGATATCCGATCTCAGAGGCTCTGTTTGCGCTGTACCCTGCCCTGATAGCGGCCTGAGTTGCGTTAAGGTCTATCAGGTATTCGTCAACGAACTTCGCCTGTTTGTCGGTTAGAGCCATGATCGGGTTCCTATACGGATTGTCCGTCGGTTATATCTGTTCGTCGTCTGAGTTGCCCATTGTCTCGTATAGGCTTAGCGCCGCACGACTGGATAAAACCAGCAGCAGCAAGGCCAAGAGCACAGGAATCGACAACGCGGACAGGGTGATTGCCGTCATACGTAACGACAACCTCAAAAGCGTAATGAGGACAGCCACGGCAAACTGACACAATAGCGGCCCTCCAAATGAAAAAACCCCGCAGCGCATGGCATACGGGGTTTTACAGCGTCAGTTTTGACACTACTGAAAATAATTATATGCTGTTCAACGATACAGTCAATCCATTACTAATCAAATTCCGCATCGTAAGACCAAATGCCAACTAATGAGCAGTATTCTTTTATCCACTCAATTGGAATATATGCGCGTTTGAGAACAATCATCTCAGCAATTCCGCTCACTATTGGTAGTTTATTAAATACATCTATTACTGGCATGTAGCATTCAGTTGCAAGAAAAAGTAATCGTTCATTGTGGGCCTGCTCAATCCCGTATCTTTCAATAGCGCGGCAAAGTCGATCATCCTCATCAACATCCTCGTTATCAAAAAAATCCCTGAGTAATGCGTTTGTAACCAGCTTTGATATTTCGCCAAATTCGACATGCTCGCCATCATCTAAGTAAGCATCAGCACATCCACGCCATGAGCAAAAAACAGTCTTCTTCCTCACGCAGCCCTCTCTATCAGATCATCCAGCGCACACTCTAGCAGCGCCATGCCGCGATAGTAAAACGGGTCAAGCCGGTCAAATACCCG